CCTGCTAGTGGGTGTGATTTGACCTCATCAACATACTCAAAGCTATAAAGAGTTAACCCGTTAGCCATTACACCTACAGGCTTAATGTTTTCTTTAAGTCTTATGTCTGAAAACATAGGTATTGCAGCAGCACCCATTTCGAATAAACCTTTATTAAGATTAGCTTGGGCGGCTTGTTTAGCGTTAAAGTCACCCATTTGGGCGTTGTATCCCATCTGTGATGCAGCCAATAAGTCAGGGCCTTGCGTTGTTGCTTGGTTGTATGAATTAACAAATTGTGGGCCTTGTACCTGAGCACCTGTACGCACCGCAGATAAGGTGTTTAAAGGTTCGTTTCTTAGGTAGGCTTGCTCTTGTAGGGCTTGTTGGCGGGCTTGTTGACCAACGCCAAATCCTTGAGTTGTTGCACCTAGCAATAAATCGTTTTGTTTTTGGTCAAAATTGCGAATGGCTCGGTCATAAGCCTCAGAACCTAGTTGAATACCTTGATTGGCTAATTGTTGCTCTAATCTTTCACGCCCTTGCTGTAACTGTGGGGCAAGGCGTTGCATATAAGCATCTTGATAAGACTGACTAGGATTAAACCCTGTGCTTGGTAATTTGCTTGTATCAAACGGGCTTGCCAACATATTCTCAACATAGCCTAAACCTTGACCTGCAAGTCTGCCTAAACCAATACTAGCTTGGTTTTGATAATCAAGAATTTGTTGTTGTGCAGGGCTTAATGCTTGTGTAGCGGTATAAGTAGGGTTTCCATAAGGGTCAGAACCAGTAATATCATACTTAAGACTGCCATAGGGCGTGACTTGATTAACCCGATTAGCCGCAGTAGCGACTCGTGCCGCTTCAATATTGCCTTGTGCTGTCTGTTGTGCCGCCCCCGCATAATCAGGGGGTGCAGGAGCACTCGGAGCAGGCCCTAATCCTAAAAATCCACCACCACCCATACTATTCTCCCTTGTTTAAAGAGCATCGGATGTTAAGAAACCGACACTCCTCTTTTTTCATAGCCATAATCACTAAATCACCACTCATGTGGGCATCAGGTATTTCAGCTACAACCTTAAAGCCCAAATGTCGGTTTAACTTTAGGGCATCTGTGTTATCAGCACAGATTTGCCCTAGTATAACGCTAAGTCCAAGTTTATTAAAGGGGTAATCAAATACCGCCCATATAAAATCTTTACTAGCCCAATGCTCACCAACACTACCAATATGAATCTCACAAGCCTTTGGCATAAAATTGGTATAACCCGCTACTGCTACCAAATTGCCATCTTTTAACTGCCCGATACATTGGGTGGTTTCAGGTAAGGGAAAGTTAAGGATTCTAACCAACCATTCCCCCAAATAGCGTTGGTTTTCAGTCGTAACTTGTCGCATTTACAGAACAGCACCCCTTTCCATTACATAGTCTGTACTAGCCCACCGCACATCAATATCTTGCGTTGCAATACTTAAAATAATACCTGCTGCATAACCTATACCTGTCACGCCTTGCCATTGCTTAGAGATTGTGTTTCCACCGCCCCAATCTGCGTTGTCCCATGTAGAAGTATCCCAAACACCCACAGAAATTAAGGCAGGGTTAAAACTAACCTGTCCAACATTGTTTTGGGTGTCAAAATCGGTGTTTATACCGCATAAAACAGTCGGTGTGCCATTATCGGTAAAGAGAATAGGGCGTACCATAGTAAATCGTTTTAACTGCCCTCTAGCGTCAAAATAGCTATACGCCTGTTGGCAAGAAGCCTTAATATTTTGGTCGTTATCTGACAGTCCATCCCAAAATTTACCAACAAACCCATTGCCGCCAAAGTACATATCTTCTTCATAAACTTCAAAACAAGTAGCATTAAAGCCTGAAAAACTAGCCCAAGCCTTAGTGATGTTGTGCATTACATACTGTTGTTGACCACCAATTACAGGAATATTGAATATCAGCATATTCTGTTTAGCGTAATAGTGGATTTGCCAACCAAATTCTGCGTTATAAAGGTCTGCGGCTTCGCTTACAGCATTAAATATCTTATCGGTAATGTTAATTCGGGGGTCTAATCGAGAGGATTGTAATGCCCCAGCCAAAGGTACGATTCCGTCTTGGGTAATTAGCAATAAATCTCCACCAAACTTGAAGAAACAGCGTCTAGCAAAGACTTGACCTAATTGCCATACACCAATTAATGACCAATCGGTAGGGTCGGATGGGTCAGAACCTTTAAAAACAATAGCTTCTCCGTTACTTGTAACAAAAACAGCGTAATCATCGACTCCGTAACCTGCGTCTAGTGTCCAAGTACCCATTGCCATGATGTAACCACCATTGCGAGCAATAGCACCTAATGGGTAGGAAGTTGCAGCACCACTAATAGCGTTAGCACCTAAATACCAAAAATTTAAAGTATTTTCCTCTACAAAATAAAGGCGGTCTTTATGCAAATTAACATGAATTAGGTTACTAGAATCTACACCAGTAATGAATTTAGCAACTGTATATGACCCTAATGGGCTTGCAGGGCTAGTAGCTGGGGCTGATAGTGCTGTATAAGTAAAAGTCGTGCCGTTGGTCACAGTAATTTTAAATGTGCCGTTATAAGCAGCAGGGCTTGCACCCGTTATAGTGACTTGATTACCTGTTACAAGACCATGTGCCGAGCTAGTTACTAAGGTGCAAGTTGTACCTGAACTGGTTAAGTTACTTATTGTTTGGGCGGTGCTAATAGTGGCGTATTTAACCCAATTTGTACCATCATAAATTAGGGCGGCATCTGTTCCATTGACTGCAACTAAAAAGTTACCCCCTGTAGTAGAGTCGTTTACATACTGCCATCGGTCACTCCCTAATCCTGTCACAGCAGAAGTTGCCACGCCACCACTAGAAACATCATAAATGACGCTACCAGCCGCAGCAAATAGTTCACTAGTACTACCGCCTGAATACTGCATTAGGGTATCAACTTGCCCAGTAATGCCTGTGGCAAATTGGGTATAGCCTTTTCTAAGCTGTATCTGTGATGGGGTAGGGTAAAAGTTATTAAGAACCACCGCATCTAAGGGGTTCATTTCAGCTACAGAATCCCTAGCGTTCCAACCACCAATCGGGGCGGCAACGGAAGCGGTAACTGCCCGTCTTTGTTGAGCTACCGCCATTATGTTCCGTAGCCTGAATCAGGGATGTTAGCGTAACCAATTAAGACTTTGCTTGGGTATGGTGCAAACGATAGGGTAGCAGAGCCTTTGTCGTTGGCTTTAGCAACATTCAAATAGCGGAAATAATCAGCTTGTAGGGAAGTAGTATCAAACCCTTTAATTTGGAAATACTTAAGTTTTGTACCTAAAACCAAGACTGTATCGTCAAATATGGTCGTATCGGTATCCACAGTAAAGCTGTTTTTGACTGCATCAGCAGCACTTCTTGCCCAGCCTTTTGAGCGGTACTCAAAACCTAAATACTCTTGTGTGTTATATGGTGGCCAAATTTGGAACTTATCGCCTAGAATACGCCACCTAATGCGTGGGCCTGTCGAGATATAACCCGACTTGAGCCATTGCCATTGTTGGGCATCTTCAGGGCCAAGCATCTGCCAATGCTTTGTTTTGTCCCAATGGGTATTATCCGTAATGGTTTCAAAGTCATTGGGTAAGGGGTATTTAGTCTGCGAAAAGGTAAAAGTCACGCTAGTATATGTACCACTAGCAAACTGGCTCATTACAATAGTAGATAAGCCTGTGCCTGAGTTGTAAGTTACGCTTGACACATAGGTATCTTGGTTAATGCCTGTGCCTGTAATGGTGTAATTGCTATTTAGGGCTGTAGCGTCACCTGTAACAATAATGTTATAACTAGCGTTGCTAACTGTATTGCCTGTAAAGGTTTGTGCATCGGTATAAAACCGATACTCCAACTGTAGAGCTTGCCAATCATATTCCTTTACCAAGTCATAGCCAGTACGATTCATAAGGGCTAGAACCTGTTGGACATCCTGATTAGTATTACCCGCCACATAGGTAGGAATAGCAAGGTTTAGCTCGCTAGTGGTCTGCTGAACAAGTTGGAGCATCGTTGATGACATATTAGACTTTCTCTACGACCTTTGGTTTACGAGTTTTTTTCTCACCAACTGCCGCAAGTACAGCCGCCATTTGTTCTTGCATTAGGGCGAGCTTCGCATCAGTTTCAGCCTTTATTTTAGCAGTTTCCTCGTCTTTTTTGGCAAGTTCTTGCTTTAACTTATTAATTTCTTCATCCCGTTTACTAGCGTCTGCGGTTTCGGTAGCAAGGTTTAAATAGCTTTTAGCCTTGTCCCTAAATGAATGAGGTTGCATACCCGCAATCATTCCAATACGCTGTAACTGGTAATCTGAAGCATTAGCAATAGATTCGACTGTATAAAACTTGATACCTTTTAACTCTTGGGCTTGGGATTGACTAATTAAAGTCCATTGTTCTAAAGGTGTGCCCATCATATCGCTACTAGAGTCTTGACTAGCCTGATATTGAAGCCATTGCTTTGGAAAGCGTTGTGTGTGGCTTTCTCGTGCAAAAGTGTCAATTTCAGTTAAGTTATCTCCAGCGACCATAATGCGTACAAAGTCAAAGTCTTTAAATATTGGTCTGCCAGCTTCGCTTGATTCGTGTTCTAGTTGAACGGCTCGCTTGTAAAACTTAACTGCCAAGCGTGAATCTGCGTCTTGGTTATCGCTATCTATTGCCATGTAATGCTCCTAAGTGGTTAGGGTTAAAAGAAAAAAGGGCTACCCCGTTAAGAGTAACCCTTTGTTTTTACTACAAAAGTGTATTAAACACTAGCCTTGCTGAACCAACCATAATCGCCTGATGCCATAGAAGCACCTGCTACATATGTTCCTGCACCCAAAGTAACTTGGAATGTAGAAGCGTTGATTACACAAGTAGCGGTTGAAGCCGCAATAGCGACACCCGCTTGTGCAAACACATAACGAAAGCCATCATTTCCAAAAGTTTGCGTTCCCAAAGGAGCAAAGTCAGGAATAGATACTGCCGTAGTGCCGTTAGTATAAGAAAAACTGATTGGAGTTGTGGTATTTAAATCAACTCCTGCTATAGGAAGAACTGAATAAGCCATGATAATTTCCTTTTTTAGGTTAATTGATTAAGTTGTCAAAAGACCCTGCAACTGTGCGTTGCTTGTGGTCATATTGCCAGCAAATCCATACAATTTTACAATCGCATCTTGGTTAATGGCTTGACGCTCACCACCGATAGGTACGAAATTACGCTCTTTGTGTGGGCGGAAGAAGATGTAATTGGTGTTCAAGAGATACATATAGCTTGTATTTTCTTGTGCTCCAATACCACCACCTAGTACCACATCAGCAGATGTACCGCCACCATAGAACTTAAGGGATGCGAAACCTGCTGCACCACTTTCTTCGGTAGTAATACGCTGAATAGCCTGTAATGCGTTTACAAAGAACTGATACATATTGTTACCAGCGATATACAAGTCAGCTTTGTCTGTGCCACGAATCTGCTTAATAGCGGCTTCGGTCATCTTAGCAAGCATTGTTGCTGAAGTTGCACCTGTGGTGATTTGGTTACGCCAAAAAGTAAAGTTGGCACGATTAATACCACCATAAGTACCTGTGGTTGGGGATACAGCAATAGCTGCAGCTAGTCCATCCACATTCTTACCGCCATTACCTGTTCCATCACCATACAAATCGCCTGAAATGCGGTTCAATAAACGGGCTTCAGAAACTTGCATACGACCATCAATCAGGTCAATGATTGCTTCTTTGGAACTGTTTTGGAGCATTTCTAAACCACTCATGGTTACAGATGCAGCGTACTGAGCAATCTTAAACTGAGCAGCCGAGATTGGGCTATCAGGAGAAATGTTCAATACTTCATATCCGCTATACGAGTTAGCGTTGTTAGTAGCCGTATCATCATAGAAAATTTCTTCAAGAATGACATTACCACCTGAGAATGGGCGTACATTGCCCTTAGAGTTAAGTCTTTGCAGAATCGCATTGTTCTGCGTTAAGTTATCAGCCAATTCACCGCTACGACTTTGAATGGTGGTAGCGATAATATCGGTGATTGCTGAGTTAGCAAATGACATGATATATCCTTTATTAAGTTAAGTTAAAGCCTACCGCTCTCTGCATCGGCTAATCCAGCCATTAGTAGAGAACGCCTATCCTTTGCTTCGACTTTCGCTTGTGTTCCGTTAGGAGTAACGGATTTTGGGCTAACAGCCGTTGCTTTAGCTCGTGCTACTTGCTGGGATTGAGATGCTTGTTTTTTCGCAGAGGACAAGAGTCTATCTTGTTCAACTGCCCAAACTTCATCGTTCATCCTCACAGCTTTCGTATAAGCCGTTTCAAGGTTTTGGGCCTTACCTAGCTCAAGTAGTTGAGCCATTTCTTCCCTCACCAAATCAAAGTGCGGAAACCGCTCTTTGTCGCTTCTTACTCGTTCAATTTCATTACTTAAACGAGCTTGTTCTTCTTGCTCAAACCGCCCTTTTATCGTGCTAACCTCTTGATTAACTTGATAAAGTTGTTGCATTAACTGTTGTGTATATGCGTCAACTGGTTGTTGCGGTTCATTACTTTCATTTAAGTTTACACCATAATCTCTTGCAAGTGTATGAAACATTTCTCTTTTTTGTTGAGGAGTTCCCTTTACAAGCATCATGTGGGCACGACCCAAGTTGTTTATCCATGCGGCAGGGTGTATTCCTTGTGATTGGAGTTCGGGGACAAACGGGTTAATTGCTTCCTCAAGAGCCTTTGCTCGTTCCGCTTCCGCTTTATATACGCTAACGCCCTTTTTAAACTCGTTCTCTCGTTGGTTAAGGTATTCAAGGTGTTTTTTGCTTTCATCTTTAGTTAATGTTTCTCCCTTGGCTATCTTATCCCATAGAGGTAAAAGGTCTTTCTTCCAAGTCGTAGGCTTTGGTATATCGCTAATCTCAGGCTGTTCTTCGGGCTGTTCGGGTTCATCCGCATCTTCTGAAGTAGCCTCAATGCTCGTTTCCTCTGCCACCGCTTCATCTTCAGCGACAAACTGTCCTTTCTCATTGCGAGCAGGTTCGTCTTGAGGTTCTTCGCTTTGCACTTCCTCATGTTCCACCTCTTGAGGTTCGTCTTTTATTTCAACTTCATTCATTGCTGCTTCCAACATCTCTCTGCGGTCTGCCATGATTGCTCCTTAACGATAGTTTAATTTAGCGTAAGCAAGCTCGGCAATCTTGCGTTTACGGGCTTCTTTGTCTTTATGGCTTAATTCCACAGGCTTGTGTTGTTTTGGCACATCATTGCCTAATTCAATCATTTTGTGCTGTTTAAGGTGGCTTCTGTGGTGACTTCGGCTACTAATCCAAGAACCATCAACTTGCGATACATAGCCTTCAATGTCTGACATGACCATCGGTGCTTCTTTGGCGGTCATCTCTTGTTTTTGCTTCCACGCTTCTTCAGCTTCAGGAGTTCCTAGTTTAAATCCCCAAAAATCTAGGTATGATTCCTTATCTGATTTTGTAACTACATGATTTGATTCAGAATATCCACACTTAGGGCAAATCATCACATTCTCCTTATAAGGTCAGGTAATTGGTCATATTCATGGGGTCTTAGGCATACAACAGAGTCGTACCAACGGGCATTTTTCCACCGCCAACAGACAAATTCTTCTTTAGGTAGTAAAACAATGGTTCTAACCCCTAAAGCACCAGCTAAATGAGCCGTACCCGTATCAACAGTTACAACTCCTTTCATAGCTTTCATGTGTTGGGCGGTCTTAACCCAATCTTTCTTCCACC